ATGACAACCACTAAAAAGTGGGACCGAGCAGCCATCAAGGATGAGCTGCTCCGGCAGAATAAGACGCTAACCGGCATCGCACGCGATGCCGGGCTTTATTCCAGCGCTTGCCGGCAGGGTTTCATCGGAGCGAGCCGCCCGGGTGCCGAGGCTTTAGCCGCAGCGCTAGGCGTTCCGTTCCGCGAAATGTTCCCTGACATGTACACGCGCGGTCGTCACGACAGCCCGAACACTACCAGCAACAAGCCGCCGCGCGATAGCGCAAAAACCCCTCGTTCGGCTGACACTGCCGAGAGGGCATTATGAACGCACTGTCTAAAATCCCGCATGGCGTGAACATCGTCGATACGCCGACCAGAGGTAGCCTGCAGGCGGTCGAGATCGCCTCGATCGACGTCGCGCCAAATCATCGCAAGCCTGACCCGGATTGGGTTCAGGCGCTCCGTGAGGACATGATCCATCGCGGCCAGCAGACGCCGATCCAGCTCGTCGACTTCGGCAGTCGCTTCCTTCTCATCAAGGGCTTGCGCCGCATGCTCGCCGTCGAGCAGCTTGGGCTCGTCTACGTCGACGCCATGGTGCAGTCGGCCAGCGAGTTCAGCTCCGAAGCGGCCATCCGCATGGCGCAGATATCGGCGCAGATCATGCGCCGGGAGCTTTCCGTTCTTGATCGGTCGCTGAACGTCGCAGATTGGCGCACGCTCTACGAGACCACCGCGGGTGTAGTACGACCGGGCCGGAGGGCAATTAGGGGCAAACTTGCACCTAATTCGGATGACGTGCTCGACGAGCACGCGGAACTGTTCGCCGGCAGCTTCAGCGATGCAGCCCAGCGCGCCCTCGGGATGAGCAAGGACGCGGTCAAGCGCTACCTGCGGATCGCCAGGATCGACGCGGTTGTCGTCGGTCGCATCGCCCTCCACGATATCGCGGATAACCAATCGGAACTGCTGGCGCTGGCTGCGGAGACGGCGGACCGTCAGGCGGCGATCGCCGATCTGCTCTTGTCTCAGCCGGCCGGCGCCAGCAGCGTGGCGGGTGCGCTCTACGTCATCGACGGCAAGCTCCCCGCCGCCGCCCTCGCGCCCTGGGAAACCTTCTCGCAGCGCTTCACGAAGCTGAAGGAGCCCGAGCAGGAACGGTTCTTCGAACTGCACACGGCAGCAATCGAGCGCTGGCTCGCAAAGCGGAGCAACTGATGGCCCGCAAGCGCGACCCCTTCACGGTCGATCTTTTCAGCGAATTCAGGCCGGGGCCCGTCGTCGAGCGTTTCGACATCGAGGAGGTCAAGGCGTGGTCGCTGTCCGGACGGTTGGCGAAGGCGGTCGCGCTGACCATGGAGACCAGCGGCAAGTCTCGCGAGGAGATCGCCGCCGAGATGACTGAGGTTACCAAGGCCAACGTTTCCAAGTCCATGCTGGATGCCTACGCCAGCCAGGCACGCGAACAGCATTCGATTTCCGCCTTGCGCCTTGCGGCGCTGGCAATCGTCACCGGCGACGCCCGAGCCTTCAACACGCTTCTCGAAGAGGCCGGGCTGATCGTCGTTCCCAAAAGATACGAGGCTCTCCTCCGCCGAGAACGGGCACGCGAACTGCTCGAAAAGCTGGAGCGCGAGGAGAAGGCCGCAGATGCCGAATGGAGGGCAAACCGTTGATCCGGGCACTTCTCGATCTCCACCCCCGCGACCTCGTCGCGCTGGCTGTTGTCATCGTCTTCGTCATAGCGGTCTCGGTGAGTTCCTGCGAACTCGCCGACGCCGTCCAGGCGGCGAGGAACGGCCGATGAGCCATCTGAGCGAACGCGACGTCGTGATGTTGGTCCTGATCTTCGTCACCACGGTATGGGCGATCAGCGCCACCCTCGTCGCCGTCCACCTGACTGGCCGGGAGAGCTTCATCGCGTGGCTCATCGCCGACCTTTGCCGCACGTTCCGGAGGAAAGAATGAGCACTCGCGTCGAACATCACGTCGCCTGCCATCCCGAGGCATGGGCCTTCCTCACGTCCTATTTCCTGCGTCCCACCCGGCCGAGCTTTGCGCGTAGCTATCAGGCGCTCATGCGCGCGGCGCAACAACACGGCTGGGCTCCGATCCCTTCGAAGTCCTCCCTTTTCCGCCGTCTCTATGCGGAAATTCCGATGGCCACGCAAATGAGCCTCCGCATGCCCAGCAAGCCCGTTCGGAGGGCACGCTGATGGTAACCAAGATTTCGATCATCGGCCAGATTGCGGAGGCCAAACGCCTCTTGGCTGACCAGGAGCAACGCTATGGCCAGATGGTGAACGCCGGAAAGATGCGCCGGGAAGAGGCGGAGATGCTGATGCAGCGCCTCTACGCCATCCTGGAAACGCTCCAGTTCTGCCAGGAACACCGCGCCGGCTTCATCGAATATCTGGCCGCGAAGAAGGCAGGCACGGCATGAGGGAGTGGCTGAGCGCACAAGAGATTGCGGACGAGCGCCTGCCCGATCTGCCGACAACGAAACGGGGTGTAAACAAGCTGGCAGACGCTGCCGGCTGGAACACCCATCCCTGCTATGTCCGCGACCGCGCAGCAGTCGGCGGTGGCTTTGAATACAACTATCGTATCCTGCCGACGCTGCCGCAGGTCGCCTATGTCCAGCGCCACATGGTGGTGGGTACCGAGACGGCCGAGCCGGAAGCACCGGCCACAGCCGTGACGCCGGCCATGGTGAGCAATCGCGCCGCGATGGAGCGCGATGCACGTCTTGCCATCCTCGGCGCCTTCGATCGTTTCTCGCGCGGTATGCGGCTGCACCAGCGCGCATGCATGCAGATATTCTGCGACCGCTATGCCATGGGCATGATCAAGGTCGACGACTGGGTGAAAGACCTCGTGCCTTCGGTCTCCAAGCGTTCGCTCGCCCGCTGGCGCTCCATCAAATCCACCGGCGCCGAGAATGCCCTGGCCGTCGACCGTGGAAAGGCTCGGGCCGGAACCGGCGTTCTCGACACGGCCAATGGCGGAAAGATGCGTACGTTCCTGCTGGCGCTCATCGCCAAAGCGCCGCAGCTCGCCGCCTCCGACGTCCGGACGCAATGCCGGTATGAGTTCGGCGATACGCTTGAAGTGGTTTCAAAGGGTGTTCGAAGGAGCGTTGAACTGCCCCCGGTCCGCACCTTCCAGCACTTCCTGAAGGCGCTGAAGGAAAACCACGCCGTCGAACTGACCAAGCTCACGAACCCCGACAAGTTTCGCTCGACGATGGCGCTCTCCGGTGTCGGCACCCTTCGTCACATTACGGAGCCGAACGCCCTCTGGCAGATCGACGCCTCGCCAGTGGATGCCCTTTGCACCGACGGCCGGCACGCCATCTATTGCTGCATCGACATCGCGACGCGCCGATCCATCTGGTACGTCTCGCGCACGCCTCGCGCCTCGGCCGTTGCCCTGCTCATGCGCAAGGCCATCCTCGCCTGGGGCAAGCCCGATGCCGTCAAGACGGACAACGGGTCCGACTTCGTGGCCCGCGACACCAAGCGCCTGTTCGCCTCCGTATCGATCGAGCCGATCGTGTCCGACGCCTACAGCCCCGAGCAGAAGGGGCACGTCGAGCGCATGATCAAGACCTTCCAGCACAAGTTCGCCGTGCTGCTGCCGGGCTATGTCGGGCACTCCGTCACGGACCGGAAGGCGATCGAAGACCGCAAGAGCTTCGCCGCCCGCCTCGGCGAGGACGATGCGGAAACCTTCGGCGTCGCGCTCTCCGGCGCCGAGCTGCAGGACGCGGTCGATCGCTGGGCCTCGACGATGTACGAGCACGAGCCCCATGCCGGCCTGGGCGGTCGCACGCCCTTCCAGGTGGCGGCGTCCTCGACGGCACCGATCCGCACGGTCGACGAACGCGCACTGGACGTCTTGTTGATGCCGGTGGTCGGCAATGACGGCCGCCGCACGGTGACGAAGTTCGGCATCCGGATCGACCACCGCCACTATATCGCCGCGTCCATCCTGCCGGGCACCGACGTCTTCGTCCGCCGCGATCCGAACGACATGGGCCGCGCGCATGCTTTCAGCCTGGATGGTGGCATCTATCTCGGCGAGGCCCTTTGCCCCGAGCTGGCAGGCGTCCACCCGGAAACGTGGGTCCAGGCGCAGAAGGAGCTGCGGGCGGAGATCATCCGCGAAAAGACGTCCGAGATCCGCAAGGGCATCAGGGAGATCAACAAGGGTCCGGCGCTGCACGAGCGTGCGCTCGCCGTTGCCGCCCGCGATATCCCGAACGTTGTTCCGCTACCGAAGCGGGAGGAACGCCACGAGACGCCGCAAATCGCCGCCGCGCTCGATGTCGGCGCCAGCCCCAAGAAAACGGCATCCATGGCGACGGACGCCCAGCGTGAAATCGTTCTTGCGGATCTCGCTCCCCAGCGGCCGTTCGAGAACGTCACCCCCATCCGTAGCGAACCGACCCCCGCCCAGCGCTTCCGCACGGCGCTCGATATCGAGCAGCGCCACGCGGCGGGCGAACAGGTCGATGCGGACCAGCTCATCTGGCTCGGCTCCTACCGGGAGAGCGCCGAATACAAGGCGCAGCGGGCCATGTGGGAGGACTTCGGCGATCAGGCGCCGGGACTGCGTACCTGAAAGGAGAACGCCCGCTGGCGGCAACCAGCGGGCGGATAGTCAGAAAAGAAATGAGGACTGAAGGATGAATGCAATTACGAAACCTGTCAATCCCGGCTTCGGCTCGGTGGCGCCCCTGAAGAACGTCGCCGAATGCCTTGCCGTCGCGCAGAAGATCATCGACCGGCCGGCCGGCGTCGATGGCCTTGGCGTTTTCTTCGGCCCCTCCGGCTACGGGAAGTCGAAGGCCAGCCTGTACGTTCAGAACAAGACGAAGGCCGTCTACATCGAGGTCTTCGACTTCTGGACGAGGAAGGTGCTCGTCGAGAGCATTCTTGCCGAACTCGGGGTAGCTAATCCGAAGGGCTCGATCGCCACCATGATGAAGCAAGTTCTGCGGCTTCTGCAGGACGATCCGAACCGGCTCCTCATTGTCGACGAGGCCGACAAGCTCGTGGACAAAGGCTTCATCGAATACATTCGCGACATCTATAAGGGCGCCCGTATTCCTGTGCTCCTCGTTGGTGAGGAGCGCCTGCCGGATAAACTCAAGGCCTATGAGCGGTGCGAGAACCGCGTGACGGCCTTCGGCATGGCGAACCCTTGCGACCTCGACGATGCCCAGGCGCTCTCCAGCATCTACCACCGCCAGCTCCGCATCCATGATGACCTTCTCGCTCATATCGTGAAGGAGACTAGCGGTGTCACCTCCCGCATCGTCACCACGCTCGCCGAGGTAGGCCAGTTTGCCAAGGCCCGGCAGCTCTCCGAGATCACGCGTGAACAATACACCGGCCCGATCTTCACCGGCCGTGCGCCTCGGAGGAAGTGAGCCATGACGACAGCCCTTGACCTCACCGTTTCCAGCGCGAAACCGCTCCGTCACGGCATCGACTACGTCTGGTCGCTTATTCTCGAACTTACCCGCGAAGGCGACACTTTCCTTTACCGCGACATCGCCGGCATGTGCGATCAGAAGCAGCTTTCTAGGGTTCGCGGTGGTCTCCGCAACCTTGTCGCGGCCGGCTACCTTGCCCGCCTCCCGGAGGACCGACCCAAGGGAACACGGCCGTACCACCTGCTTAAGCGGCAAGCCGAGGCGCCAAATCTTCGCGCTGACGGTGGTGGTGAAAGCACCTTCGGCCGCGGCATCGAGCATATGTGGAATGTCATGCGGCGGGCCCACAACGGCTTCACCACCGCCGATCTTGCCATTGATGCCAGCACCGACGAGGTGAACGTCAGCCATCAGCATGCCAAGGCCTATTGCTTGTTGCTGGAGCGCGCCGGCATCCTGAAAAGGCTGTCCAGCTCGAAGGGCGGCGTCGGCCGCAACGTCTATGTGCTTCTCGGCTCGGCAAACACCGGCCCGAAGCCGCCGAGACGCTACAAATCCACCTTCGTTTACGATGAGAACAAGGGGCGGGTCATTGGCACGATGACGGCCGAGGAGGTCGCGCCATGATGGCCGTTCCGAACGCTCGCCCCGTTACAGACTACCTCGCGAAGGTCAATGCAGCCTGGGGCGATGCCGCTCCGGACTGGGTTCTGGTGCTCGCCGAGGCATGCACCAGGGACAGCCAGAGCGCCGTCGCCCGGAAGGTCGGCTACTCCGCACCGACGATCAGCGCCGTCCTCGGCAATGCCTACAAGGGCAACATGCCGAAGGTCGAGGCGGCCGTGCGCTGGTACCTGATCGGCGACACCGTGCCGTGCCCCGTGCTCGGCGCCATCCTCAAAACCGAATGCCAGGACTGGCAGGCCAAGCCCTATGCGGCGACCTCGTCGCACCGTGTCGCGATGTTCCGCGCCTGCCGGGACGGCTGCCCCCACAGCAGCCTCACCACAGCAACCGAGGAGATCGAATCGTGACCGCATACATCTCGCATGAACTGAAGAACATCGCCGGCCGGCTGCGCGACCATGACCACGAGGGCGTGGTGATGACCGGTGACGAGGTCGGCGCACTTGCCCGCCAGCTCGCCCATCTCGCCGACGCCTCCCAGCTCCTGGAAGGCGAGGTCATCCGGCACCGCCGCGACAAGGTGGTCCGCGAACGGTTCTGCGGCCGCACCCTTCCTCCGGGCGGCAACGTCGTCGATTTCCGGAGGCCGGAAGCATGATCGCGGCGATCAACCCCACAACCGAAGCCCATCAGCAGGGCGGCGTGCCGCCCCTTCAAAGCAGTTTTGAAAGGTCATCGAACATGGAAGTAGCCATTCTGGAAGCCGGTATCGTCCTCGTCAACGGCAAGGAATACATGCAGGACGCCAAGGGCGCCCTGGTGCCGCTCGCCTTGATCAAGCCGCAGGACAAGCTGCAGGACGAAGTGGTCCGGAAGATCATGGGCCACGCCATCGACCTCAACGCGCAGCTCAGCCGTTTCCTCGGTTACAGCAACGTCGACCTCGGCGATCTGGACGCGCTGCTCGCCCAGGAATACGGCGCCAAGATCGGCGGCGTGAAGGGCAACCGGACCTATCAGACAATCGACGGCCTGATGAAGGTGCAGGTGCAGGTAGCCGACCAGATCGACTTCGGGCCGGAGCTGCACATCGCCAAGAGCCTGATCGACGAGTGCCTGAATGAATGGTCGGCCGAGGCGCGGCCGGAAATCCAGTCGATCGTCACGCGAGCCTTCAACACCGACAAGGAGGGCCGGATCAATCGGTCGGAGATTTTCATGCTGCTCCGGCAGGAGATCGCCGACGAACGCTGGAAGCGGGCGATGGATGCCATCCGCGATTCGATGCGGGTCACCGGCACGAAGCAATACATGCGCTTCTACCGCCGCGACAGCATCACGGACGGCTGGCGCCCGGTGACCATCGATCTGGCCAAGGCGTGAGGGCGAGGCGATGGCAAAACGTACATCAAAAATCGGTCGCCGCTGCCTTCGCGGGAACTGGTCCCCGAAGCGGGCCCACGCCTTCGCCATGAAACGCGTCGGCGAGATAGAGCTGATCCTCGAAGAGATCGGCTACACCTACGGTGACGTCGATCAAAGCGTGGTCTCTGAATGCGACCAGCTCATCCATGAACTCCCCGTTCTCGTCCGCACCTTGGACGAGGCGCTTGCAGAGGGGCGTTCTCTATGACCCGCGCCCTCGTCTCTGCCCGCGAGCGCAAGCTCCTTGACCTCAAGCGGTGCCCGTGCTGCGGCGCGGCTCGCGTCTCCTCGGCCGGTGGTCGCACTGCGGCGGTCGGCTTCTATTGCAGCGCCGTTTTCCACCTGGATGCGAACGCCGAAATCATGCCGGCCGAAATCTGCCCGTCCGGCTCGTATGTCGCTGCCCAGGCACTCAACCGGGAAGCGCTTATCGAGGTCCAGAAGATGGCAGGTGCGGCATGACCCACGCCAGCTATAACGAAGCCCTCTTCGAGGAAGAGGCCCGCGTCGCCGCAATCTATCCGGTCGGGATGATCGGCGACACGGAATGCCCGCCGGGCTGGTTGCAGGAGCTTTGGGAAGACATCACCGAGGCGGACAATCCGCTTTTCCAGTCGCTGCCCGAGTTGAAGCCTGACGCAGAAGATGCCCGCGATTGGGCGCTCGCGCTGATCATGCACTCACGCGCCGGGCTCGTAGTGCGCTACGAGATTTGCATCCGCAAATACTATCCGCCACCCGTCACCGCTTTCGAGAGCGGCTGGGGCTACTATAGGATTGGCAGCATCTACGTCGAGACGATCGACGAGATCGGGCCGGCTGTCTTGAAGATCGCCCGCGATCAGCATGAGGCCGAGCGCCTGAAGGCGGGTGCGGTATGAGGTTCTTTGCCACCCCCCGCCACCTTGTCGAGGCTATCGCCGAAGAGGCGCAGCCCCAGGGCTGCGAAGTCGTCGAGCGCGACGGCCGGGTTTTCCTGATCATCAACGTCGACTGCGAATGCGGCACGGCATCGGTCACCGAGATCGACCTGACCGCCGTGGCCGAGCGCGTATGGGGGCGAGCCGCATGCGGTATCACCCACATCGAACCCGGGACAGAGACCGACGGCGAGATCTTGTGCTGGCAGGACGAGGACTTGTGCTCGCGCTGCCATGAGCGTCTGAACGACCAGCTCGTCCAGGACGCTGCCCGCTATCGCCACATCCGAAACCGCCAGTTCCGGGCGGTTGATATTGCCGCCGGAGGCGTCTTCGCCGGGATCGTCCATGCCAACCTCATTATCGGCGGCGAAGACCTCGACCGGGCCATCGACGCGGAAATGGGCGCAGACGTACCGGCGGTCGAGCCGCTGGAGCGCCGCTTGGCCAAGTGCCTCGCGGAGTGCGTCGATACGCCTTTGCTGACCGGAAAGGATGAGCCCGGCGGCTTCAATACGCCGTTGGACATTCGCCTTGGCTTCTTCCGGCCGGACCTCTCCGAGCGCGCTGCCGATCTGCTTGAGGAGGCCGGAATATGAATGAACAGCTCCTACCCTGCCCATTCTGCGGCGAGAAGGCCGACTTCGAGGAATCCATCGTCTGGTGGGTCCGATGCACGGAATGCTTCGGAGAAGCCGAAAGCTCCGAAACCATCGCCGGTGCTGCGGCCAACTGGAACCGCCGCACCGGAGCGCTCGCCGGCATTAAGATGCTTGAGTGGCGGCGAGGCTACTGCGATGACCGCGTGACCATCGAGCAGGCGTCTTGCGGATGGCTGTATCAGGTCCGTGTGCTTGATGGCGTGATCTATCTGGATTTGCCCGGCCGGTTGACGTTGCCGCGTTTCGAAACCGTCGATGCCGCGAAGGCCGCTGCTCAGAAGGATTTCGAGCGTCGCATCCGCTCCGCCAGCATCGCTTTGGGAGGCGACCATGAATAAGAAGGAGAAGCTGGCGGTCTGCGAGCTTCTCGCAGGTTGGGAGTTCACTCAAGGCGGCTCCGCATCCGAAGCTGCGGCACGTTACTCCTGCTCGGACGATCTCAGGCGAACCCTCGAAATAACGGCCGAGGACATGGCCTTCCACCGCATGTGGGAGATTGCGAAGTCTGTTGGCGACACGTCGGAAGAATTCACCGACCTGCTGTTCGATGCCGTGGAGGCCGATTACGAGGCCGTCATCGACGCCTTCGAAGAGGGTGCAGACGAGCTTCGTGCGCACGTCGCCAGTGCATCGACGGGAGGCGATGGCCGATGAGCGGGTTCTACTTCGGCGAGACCGTGCGTCTCAGATCCTATTCCGCGACCTCGAAGGCTGGGAAATCGACCATCAAGGTCGAACTCGAAACGACCGATCATTTCGACCTCGAGTCCATATTGCGCCAACTTGACGAGATCGACCGGGCGCAGCGAGAAGCCGCGAAACCCGCGAAAAAGGCAGCCCAGCCCCGCGACCGGAAAGAGCGGCTCCAGATCGCGGCGCCGCTTCTTCAGCGTGAGGATCACAGGGAGCGCGACACATGACCTCCACCATCGCCGCCATCCACACCGGCTTTAAACAGCTCGGCATTGCCGAGGACGATGACAAGCGGGCGATCTATGCCCGCGTCACCGGCAAGAGCCGCCTGTCGCTCATGAAGCCGGCGGAGAAGGACGCCGTGCTACAGGAGCTGCGCCGGCTCGGCTTCACGCCCACGCCGCGCCGGCCGAACGGGAAGCAACAGCTCACCGGCAGGTATGCCAAGAAGCTCCAGGCGCTTTGGATCGCCGCCTGGAACCTCGGCCTGGTCGACGATCGGGACGATGCCGCCCTGGTCGTCTTCGTCAAGCGCCAGACCGGCCTCGACCAGGTGCGTTTCCTCCACCATGCCGACGATGCCCGCGCAGTTATCGAAGCGCTGAAGGGATGGATGGCGCGCGAGGCGTACGTCTCATACGGCTGCCTGAACGGACAGGAATGGCTTGCGGCCGATGGCGCCAAGGTCGCCTGGGCACAATGGCGGCTCCTCAATCCCGGCGCTGATCTCATCGCACGCAAGGGTTTCGACCGCGCCGTCTATTCCATCATCGGCGGCCCGCGGGTCCACCTCGGCGAGGTGAAGGGCAAGGAGTGGCAGGCGGTCATGAACGACCTCGGCCATCGCGTCCGTGCGCTGAAGGCTGGTGTGTGATGCGCGCCGTGATGAATTCTCGCCACCACCCGAGCGATTCCCTCGACTATTTCCCGACGCCGCCCTGGGCGACCCGCGCCGTGGTGCGTGAGGTGCTGATCCCGATTTTCCGGCCGAAGTGGTTCCAGTTCTCCGATCTTGTCGCCCTGGACCCGTGCGTCGGCGGCGGTCACATGGCTGCGCCGCTGCGTGAGGTTTTCGGTGAGGTCGAGATTTCCGACGTCTTCGACTGGGGCATCAACCCGCCGATCCGCGACTTCACGTTCGAGACGATCGACACGCTCGCGGCTGACGGCCGCGCCCGGCCGGATTGGATCTTCTGCAATCCCCCCTTCAAGATCGCCCAGGTCTTCCTCGAGCGCTCGCTGCTGATCGCCCGTATGGGCTGCGCCTTCTTCGTGCGCACCGGCTGGCTGTCCGGCCAGGAGCGGTATGATCTCATCTACCGGGACAACCCGCCAACCTACGTTGTGCACTTCGCCGAGCGCGTCTCGCTGATCGAGAAGGCCTGGGATCCCGAGTGCAAGGGCGCAACGGATTACGTCTGGCTGATCTGGATCGCCGGCATGGCGCCGCAGCCGCCCATCTGGCTCCGGCCGGGCATGGCTGAACGATACACCGTTGCCTCCGACATGGTGCTTGCCACGCCCGGCGAGGCCAGGCGCCGCCTGGATGCGAAGAAGAAGCGGGAGAAGGAAGAGGCAGAGCGCCGCACGGCAGAACGGGCAGGTGCGTGATGGTCGCCTACAACTTCAAGAAATACTTCGCCCCTCAGATCGCCGCCGGCACGAAGACGCACACGATTCGCGGCCATCGTCATCGCCACGCCCATGTCGGCGAGCGCGTGCAGCTCTACACCGGCCTGCGCACCCAATACGCCGGCAAGATCATCGACGATCCGACCTGCATCGCCGTGCTGCCGATCGTCATCATGTCGACCGACCTGATCGACGCCGGCATCGCCTTCATCGAGATCGGCGGTGTTCCGCTGCATCGAGACGAGATCGAGCCCTTCGCGATTTCCGACGGCTTCGATCCCGTGCAGCTCGCCGGGCTTGCCCCGAAATCCCTCATCGGCGCCACCGCGCGCGAAACCATGGGCCGCTTCTGGCGGGCCACGAACCCCGGCTCTCGATTCGAGGGCGTCATCGTTCGCTGGAGACCCTGACATGCCTGCGACGCTGCCCCTGTTCGAAACACAGACTTTGAAAGCCATTCAAGCGGAGCGTGAAGACCTCCTGAAGAGGCTTCAACGTGGCGGCGTCGATGCACACACCCGTATCCGGCGCGAGGAGAGGCTGAAGCGTCTCACCGCCCAGCAGATCGAAATCGAGACGCAATGCGGTATAGGCCGTGCGGGAGAGCGGCATGGATGAACTCTCCCAGGAGCGCGCCTGGCTGACACCGTTCCTGAACCGCATCGCCGATGTTGCCGGCGTCCGCGCGGCCCTCGTCCTCGGCCGCGAGAAGGCAGCGCAGGAGATCTATATTCCGAAGACCGTTGGTCCGGATCACTGGCTCGCCCAGCTCGTGGGCCTGGATGAGGCACGCGCCATCGCATCCGTTCTCGGCCCGCGCAATGTTGTCCTGCCGCCGTCGATCGGCGGTGCCAAGCGCAAGCGGGCCTCCATTCTTGCCGAGATGATCGACAAGGGATACACAGTCAACCAGATCACCGCCGCAACCGGCGTCGCCCGGTCGACCGTCTACGATCACCGCAAGGGCAAGGATCATCCGCGCCGCAAGCCCGGCAAGGACGATCAGGGCACCCTCCTTTAATCCGATCGCTATGCCCGTCCGATTTCGGACGGCGGCAACGATGCGCTTAGCGCTTCATGGTCGCTCCAGATCACCGGCCCCTCGGCCGGTTTGTTTCATTGGAGCGGTAATGAACACGAATGTCAGCCCGGAAGGGGTAATCTTCCTCGTCGGCCACGAAGGCGAGGTCCTCAAGGCTTATCGCTGCCCTGCAGGCGCCTGGACCATCGGCTCCGGTTTGACGGCCGCGTCCGGCGTCATCGCGCCGAAGGCGGGCATGACCATCACGGCGGCGGAAAACAAGCGCCTGGTCGACCTCGCGCTGAAGCGTAACTACCTGCCGCGCGTCAGCAAGGCCCTCGGCGCCGGCGTCGCCCAGAACGTCGTCGATGGCGCGGCCTCGTTCGACTACAACACCGGCGCCATCCTGAAGGCCTCGTGGGTCGGCAAGTTCCTGAAGGGCGACAAGGTCGGCGCCCGCGCGGGGCTTGCCGCCTGGAACAAGGGCGGCGGCAAGGTTCTGAAGGGTCTCGTCCGTCGCCGGGCCGAAGAGGCGGACATCATCATCCTCGGGGCTTATCCCGCGTGGGTCCATGCGCCGGCCGTCCCGACCATCGAGAGCACCACCTATGCCACCTATGTGGTTTCGGCGACCGACGAGGAGCGCGAGGAGATCCGCGCAGCCTTCGCAGCACTCGGCTTCGACGTCGGGACGGTCAAGGGGCTCGTCGCCCGCCCGGCCGTCGAAGCGTTCCAGCGCGCCCATGACCTGACCGTGGATGGCAAGATCGGCCGCGCCACCCTCGCCACCTTGCAGCGCGAGATCGACATGAAGGCAAAGTCCAAGAATGCCGCCGCCACGTCGAGCGGCGGCGCTGGCGTCGCCGTTGGCAGCAAGGCCGTCGATCCCTCGACGATCGACACGTCCGGCATTCCGGCTGACGCCGTCTTCTGGATCGGCGGCGGGCTGGCCGTCCTCGGCCTCGCCTATGCCGGTTACCTCGCCTGGACGTATCGCGACCTTGTCGCCGCACGCCTCAACGACAAGCTGCCGCGTCTTGCGGCCTACCTGCGGAGCTTCTGACATGCTTGCAGCATCCATCATCCTGGAAATCGCCACGAAGATCGGCGCGCCGATCGTCAAGTCCATCATCCAGAAGAAGATCGGCGGCACGGCCGGCGACCTCGCCGGCTCCGTCATCGACGCGGTGGCCGAGAAGGTCGGCGTGCCGGCCGAGGAACTGGCGACCGCACCGGCCGGCAAGGTCGAGGCGGCCGTGAAGGAGGTCGAGGCCGAGGCTCCGGACATGATCGCCGTGTGGGAACAGGGGCTCACCGGCCAGTTCGCGCTTCTTCAAACGGAGAGCGCAGAAGGCTTCTGGCAAAGCGCCTGGCGCTGGGGCTGGATGTACCTGCTGGCGTTCTTCTGGATCACGGCCTTCCTGCTGTTCCCGGTCGCAAAGAGCTTCGGTTTCGCCGTCGATCCGATCGATCTGTCCGTGCTCGCTACGCTCACCGGCTGGTTCATCAGCCTCTACATGGGCGGCCATACCATCAAGGCGATCGGCCAGCAGGCCGTCGAGGCCGTCAAGACCTGGCGGGCGAAATGAACCTCGGCGGAAATGCAGCTTTCGATCTCGCCGAGGTGCTGGCCGAGCAGCAGCGGGAGGCCGGCATCGCCAGCGCCCGTGCCGCTCTCAGCATTTCCGGCCGGGCGGCGTGTATCGGGTGCGGCCGCCCGATCCCGGCAGCTCGTCGCCTCGCCCATCCCGCCGCCACCCGTTGCCTGGAATGTCAGGAACTAGCCGAAAAGGAAGCCTCCCCCAAATGACACCGGCGGAAGTCTCACAGTATCTGGGCCTTGCCCTTGCCGTCATAGCACTGCTCGGCCACGCGAAGGGCTTCTTCTCCTCGGGTGAGAAGAAGCTTGAGGAGCGCGTCGACAAGCTCGAAAAGCGCACCGATGCCGTCGTCGAGACGGTCCAGCGGATCGACAGCGACATGAAGCATCTGCCCGACCGCGACACCGCACACCGGATGGAAATCACGATCGAACGGATGGCCGGCCAGCTCGCTACGCTGGACAAGAGCCTTCAAGGCCAGCTGGCCGCTCTCGACGAACGCATGAAGCCGGTCGATGCGCTCGGCCGACGTCTTCAGGAATTCTTGCTGGATAGGGCACGGTCATGAGCGCGCAGCAGGTCATCGCGGAGGAAACCCGCCTCATCATCCTGAAAGAACTCGACCTCCAGGCGAACAAGAGCATCACGTCCGAGGCCATGCGCCGTATCCTTCTCAAGGACTGGGTGATCGATCAGCCGCGCGAGTGGGTCGAGGAGGAATTTCGCTATCTCGTATCGATGAAGGCGGTCGAGACCATCCAGGCGCGTAGTGTCCTGATCGCGAAGCTGACGGAACGCGGTGAACAACACCTGCAGGGCCTGATCAATATTCCCGGCATTCAGCGCCCTTCATCAATGGACCGCTGACATGACCGACGATCGGCGCGGCCGCGGACGGCTGAATAGTCTTGAACTTCTCCCCGAGGAGGCCCAGGACGATGTCATCTGGGCGGTGGGCCAGCTCAATGAGCGGTCGCGGACGACTGCTGACATCCTGTTCGAACTGAACGATCGTCTTGAGGTGAAGGGCATTCCGCCCATCTCCAAATCTGCTTTCTACCGTCGGTCGGCTCGGCTTGCCAAACGCGCCATGCAGCTTGAAGAGCGCCGTCACATCTATGCCGGCATCGCCGAAAAGCTCACGCCCGAGGAGATCGGCCGCAACGACGTCGTGCTGGGCGAGTTCCTGAAGGCGCTGATCGACGAGCTGCTCGACAAGGAGGGCACTGACAGCAAGGGCGCCATGGAGCTGGCCCGCGCCTACAAGGACACTGTCGTCGCGCAACGCCATTCGGCCGAACATCGCCGTAAGGCTGAGGAAGAGGCCAAGACCAAACTTGGAAAGGCAGTGGAAGAAGTGGCCCAGGTGGTCCGCAAGGCCGGCGTCTCCGATGCGACCATGGAAGAGATCAACCGCCGCCTCGGTGCCATCTGATGGGCCGCGCGCTGATCATTCCTGCCCATCGGGACGCGATCTTCCTCCCGTACCAGGCGAGGTGGATACAGGACAATTCCCGGCTGAAACAGATGGAGAAGGGCCGGCAGATCGGCCTTTCCTGGTCGACGGCCTATGCTACCGTCTCCCGTACTGCGCTGGCATCCGCCAAGCGCGACCAGTGGATTTCCTCGCGAGACGACATCCAGGCACGGCTATTTCTGGAGGACTGCAAGCTCTGGGCAGGCATCCTCGATCTCGCCGCCCAGGACCTCGGCGAGCAGGCCCTCGACCCCGACGGCAAGCAAAGTGCCTATGTGCTCCGCTTCGACAACAACCTGCGGATCAACTCCATGAGTTCGAACGCGGACGCCCAGGCCGGCAAGCGCGGCGGCCGCGTCCTCGACGAGTTCGCATTGCATCCCGATCCGCGAAAACTCTGGTCGATCGCCTATCCCGGCATCACCTGGGGCGGCTCGATGGAGATCATCTCCACGCATCGCGGTTCGAACAATTTCTTCAACCAGCTCGTCCGCGAGGTGAAGGAAGGCGGGAACCCCAAGAGGATAAGCCTTCATACCGTCACACTCCAGAACGCGCTCGACGACGGCTTCCTCTACAAGCTCCAGCAGTCGCTCCCGGCCGACGACGAGCGCCAGGAGATGACCGAGGCGGAATATTTCGATTGGGTGAAGTCCGGTTGCGCGGACGAAGAGAGCTTCCTTCAGGAATATATGTGCCAGCCGGCCGACGATGACGCGGCCTTCCTGGAATACGACCTTATTGCCGCCTGCGAGTATCCAACCGACTTCAATTTCCGCGCCATCGAGGGCCGCCAGCTCTATGCCGGCGTCGACATTGGCCGGAAGAAGGACCTGACCGTCCTTTGGGTTGTCGAGCGCCTTGGCGACGTCCTGTACACGCGGCACGTCGAATCCCTGCGGAACATGAGCAAGCCCGACCAGGAGAAAGTCCTGTGGCCTTGGTTCGAGCGGTGCGTCTGCGTCTGCATCGACGCCACCGGCCTTGGCATCGGCTGGGCCGACGATGCTCAGAAGAAATTCGGCGAGCATGCCGTCGAGGCGGTGACCTTCTCGGCGCCAGTGAAGGAGGCGCTCGCCTATCCCGTCCGCTCCAAGATGGAGGAGCGCCGGCTCCGCATCCCGTTCGACAAGCATATTCGTGCCGATCTGCGCTCGGTAACGAAGCAGGTCTCGGCTGCGGGGAACATTCGCTTCACCGCCGAACGCACCGCCGACGGCCATGCCGACCATTTCTGGGCGCTCGCTCTCGCCATCGAGGCGGCCGGTGGGCCGCAGATGCAATACGGCTACAAGCCCGTGCCGCGTGCTCCCACCAAGTTCGACACCCCGAACACCGACCGCGATGACGGCGCTCCGTCACGGTTGTCATCCATGCGCCGCTCAAGAGGTATCTACTGATGGCTCCCCAGCTCGTCGACCAGTACGGCAGGCCGATCAGCACGGCCGCGCTGAAGCGGGAACAGGCAGCCCCGACCATGACCGGCGTGCGCCGCCCGAATACCGAGCATCAGACCTCCGGCTTGACCCCTGACAAACTCGCACGCTTGCTGAGGGCCAGCGTCAGCGGCGACCCGGAGGCGTATCTCGCGCTCGCCGAGGACATGGAGGAGCGAGATCTTCACTATGCCGGCGTGCTCGGCTCCCGCAAGCTCCAGGTCGCCGGCCTGGATGCGACCGTCGAGGCGGCGAGCGACAAGGCCGAGGATATCGACAATGCGGACCTGATCCGCGATTTCCTCGCGCGGGACGCCTTCGAAACCGAGGCGAACGACATCCTTGACGCGGTCGGCAAGGGCTTCTCCTGCACGGAAATCATCTGGGATACCTCCGAAAGCCAGTGGGACCCGGTCGCCTTGAAATGGCGCGATCCACGGTGGTTCCGGTTTGCCGACGAGGACGGTGAGACACCATTGCTGCGCGATCCGGCCGGCGATCAGCCGCTTGCCCCGTACAAATGGGTGTTTCACCAGGCGAAGGTGAAGTCGGGCCTGCCGATCCGGGGTGGCATCGCCCGCGCCGTGTGCTGGACATTCCTTTTCAAAACTTTCACCACGAAGGACTGGGCGATCTTCTGCGAAGCCTACGGTCAGCCTCTCCGCCTCGGGAAGTGGGGCGAAGGTGCGTCGGAAGCGGACAAGGAAATCCTTCTGCAGGCGGTCGCCAATATCGGGGTCGACTATTCCGCCATCGTGCCGGCGTCGATGTCGGTCGAATTCATCAAGGCCGATGTCACGGGCTCGCACGAGCTTTACGAAAAGCGCTGCGACTGGCTGGACCGGCAGGTCTCTAAGCTCGTGCTCGGCCAGACCGGGACCACGGACATGACGGCCGGCGGCTACGCCCAGGCGAAGGTGCACGACGGCGTCAAGGCCGACATCGAACGCTCCGACGCCAAGCAGCTTGCCGCCACCCTCAACCGGGATCTCGTGCGGCCGTACATCGACCTGAACAAGGGCCCGCAGAAGGCATATCCGAAGATCAAGATCGGTCGGCCCGAACAGATCGACGTCGAAAAGTGGATGAAGAATGTCGAAACCTTCGTCGCCATGGGTGGCAAGATCGGCATGTCCACCGTCCGCGACCGCATCGGCGCGCCGGAGCCCGACAAGGATGAAGAGCTGCTCGTGCCGCGCGGCAACGCCGCGGCGCCGGCCGCAGAGCCGCCCGCCGAGGAGAAGCCGCCCGTCAACGGCAAGGTCGCCGCCCAGCGCGCCGGCACACCCGCGAGGGCGACGGACGCGATCGACAAGTCTGTCGCCGAGATCATCGATGATGACGGGTGGGCGGAGTTGATCGAGCCGATCGTCGCCGGCCTGGACGACGCCATCGCCAGCGCCACGACCATGGAGGAGGTTCGCTCGCTCATCGCCGATCGATACCGCGACATGGACGTGAGCGCGCTCACCGACATGCTCGCTCGCGCCGCATTCTCTGCGCGTCTCGCCGGCATCGGCGGCGACGATCTCGGCGGTGAGGGCTGACCTTGCCGATCACGCTGAAGCCGCTACCGCCGCTCGATGCCATTGCCGCCTTCGATCTTCGCAAGGCGAACCTCTCCGAATCCTTCTCCTGGCAGGATTTCTGGCAGGAGGATCATGCTACGGCCTTCACCGTGGCGAAGTCGGCCGGCTTCGACATCCTGAAGGACGTTTCCGACGCCTTTGAAAAGGCTTTGAAGGACGGGCGTACGCCGGCCGAGTTCGCCCGGTCGCTTCGGCCGGTGCTGGAGGCGAAGGGATGGTGGGGCAAGAAGCTGGTCGAGGACCCGCTTACGGGCGAGGTGCGGCCGGCGCAGCTCGGCAGCGCGCGCCGCCTGCAGACGATCTTCGACGCGAACATGCGGGTATCCTATGCGGCCGGCCACTGGGCTGGCTTCGAGCGCAATCGGCGGGGGCGTCCCTTCCTGCGGTATGTCTGCATCCTGGATGAGCGGACCCGCCCTGCACATCGCGCCAGGCACAATCTCGTCCTGCCGATCGACCATCCCTATTGGGACATGTGGGCGCCGCCCTGTGGCTGGAACTGCCGCTGCACGCTGCAGAGCCTTTCCCAGCGTGACATCGACCGGCTGCTGGTAGAAGGCGAGGAACTGCGTTTCGAGCCGCCGGAAGACACCTTCCGCAACTTTGTGAACAGGCGCACCGGGGAGATCATGCGGGTCCCGGACGGCATCGATCCGGGCTGGGCTTACAATCCGGGCCGTGCCGGCTACGAGGCGCGCGTCAACAGAGCCGTGGCCGAGAAGATCGCCGATGCTTCGCCCGAGCTGGTGAAGGCGGCCGTCGAGGAGCGTGTCGGCAGCAGCGCCTTCGAACGGTTCGTGACCCAGCCGCAGGGCAGCATGCCCGTCATGCCGATATCACCCGCGCTCGCGGCTTCTCTCGGCATAGACGCCCGCGTCGCGCTCCTGTCGGCCGAGACCATGGCGAAGCAGATCGCCCGGCATCCGGAGATGACGATCGCGGACTACCGGCTGTTGCCGAGTTTCCCCGACAAGGCGACCATTGCCATTGTCGACGGCCCGCTTTCTGTTGTGCTGATCCGGCTTGCCAGTGGGCGGTGGCTTCATGCCGTGGTCAAATCGACCAGGAGCCGGAAGGCTGCATTCCTCACCAGCTTTCGATTCACCAGCGAGGACCGCGTGCAGAAGCTCATCGAGCGCGAGGGCGCGCGGATCGTGTTCGACAGGCGGAAGGAGTGATGTGCACGGTAGGGCCTCGCAGGAACCCTACATAGCGGTCCCATCCGGAGATGGTCCTACGGCCGCGAGAATGTCACCGTGTCACGCGCACCGGAGAGATATAGCACGACCGCTCCCTTTCTTCAAATTCGGCCAGGGAGGCGCGTAGGCACCTCCGAACGAGCCTTGAGGCGCGCGAAGCCACGATGCGCGTCTACGGCCTTCAAATCGGCTTCAATTTTGATGCTAGCCGCCGTTGCCCCATCTCATGGGGGCAGATATGGTTGCCGCATACGAGACATGACGAGAGTTCCGACCTGCCGTCCGATTTCGGACGGGGTATTGCCGTATCGCCTCCGCCTTAGATGGCGGCATGAAAAACGCGCTCTCCCTTCTCGCCACCGCCATTCTTTCGGCGCACGTCACCGAGCTTTCGGATGACGCTGCCGATGGCGTGTGGATCCAGTTGATCCCGGCTGGCACCTTCAGCGGCCGCGACGGCCGCGGCCCGTATCATGCCGGTGACGAGAAGAGCGTCCGGCAGATCGCCGACCTGACGCGCCAGTACCATGGCACGACCGACATCGTCATCGACTACGAGCACCAGACCCGGAACGCCCTGGAGAACGGCAAGCCCGCGCCGGCGGCCGGATGGATCAAATCGGTCGAGGCGCGCAACGACGGTCTCTTCGGCCGCGTCGAATGGACGGCCGCTGCCGCCACGGCGATCCGCGCGAAGGAATACCGCTATCTCTCGCCGGTCTATTTCCACGGCAAGGACGGCAAGATCTTCGCCCTGCAGAACGCGGCGCTCACCAACGCGCCCAACCTCGTGATGTCGGAAGTCTCCGCTCACTCGATCTTCCCGCAAGCCCAAGAGGAACCCATGAAGAGATTGCTCGCCGCCCTCGGCCTGGCCGAAGGCGCAAGCGAGGATGATGCGCTCGTCGCCATCAACTCGTATCTGACCAGCTCGACGGCGATCGCCGTCGCCGCTGGCCTGACCAGGGACGCCAAGTCGGACGCCATCCTGACGGCCGTTCAGTCCGCATTCGCCGATCGCAAGAAGATTGCGATCGCGGTCGGCAAGCCGGAAACGGCCAGCGCCGACGAGATCGTAACGGCGATCAGCGCCGCCCAGACGGCGGGGGCCGTCGATCCGACCAAGTACGTCCCGATCGCCCAGGTCGCCGCCATGCAGGCCGACCTGAACGCGCTGAAGGAGCAGGTCGGCAAGGACAAGGCGGAAGAGGCCGTCGATGCGGCCATCCGCGATGGCAAGGTCATTCCCGCCCTCAGGGAGTGGGCCATCTCCGTCCACAAGCAGGACCCGGCCAAGTTTACCGAATTCGTCGGCAAGGCTCCGGTGCTGACCTCTTCGCAGCGGACCGCCACCGCCAAGAATCCCGACAACGGCGGCAGCCAGCTCGACGACGCCGAGATCGCCGTGATGCGGCAGATGGGGCTCTCCGAGGAGCAGATGCTGAAGGCCAAGAAAGGTGGTGATGCATGACGGCGCTTTCCGGTGACCGCAACACGCCCCAGCGCTCGGGCGACACCCGCGAGGTGCCGGCGGCAGCCAGCGCCGTGCTCTATGCCGGCGCGATGGGGGCGGTGAACGCCTCCGGCTATGCCGTGCCGGTGACGACGGCGACCGGCCTCAAGGGCGCCGGCCGTGTCGAACGCCGCATCGACAACACGGGCGGCGCGGCGGGCGCGCAGCGCGTGAAGATCCGCGCCGGCATCTTCCGCTACGCCAACTCCACCAGCACCGATGCGCTGACCCAGGCGGATATCGGCGCTGATGCCTACGGCGTCGACGATCAGACCGTCGCCAAAACCTCCGCATCCAGCACCCGTTCCGTCGTCGGCAAGGTTTTCGACGTCGATGCGGACGGTGTCTGGGTCAAGTTCTCCTGAAGGTGAAGCATGGATATTAACTCGACCACCCTCCGCTCCGCCTATACCGGCTTCAATGCAGCGTTCCAGACGGGCATTGCCGAGGCGGACACGATGTATCCGCGCATCGCGACCACGGTGCCCTCGACCACGCGCACCCAGGAATACGGCTGGCTCGGTCGCTTTCCTGGCTTTCGCGAATGGGTTGGCGACCGCGTCGTCAACGGGCTCGCCAAGCACGGCTACACGCTGACCAACAAGTCCTACGAGAACACGATCGGCGTCGACCGCGATGATATCTCGGATGACAATCTCGGCATCTACGCACCGATGTTCCGCGACTTCGGCCAGACCGCCGTTACGTTCCCCGATACGCTCGTCTGGGCATTGCTGAAGAACGGTTTCGCCGAGAAGTGCTACGACGGCCAGTACTTCTTCGACACGGACCACCCTGTCCTCAACGACAAGGGCGAGGCCGTTTCCGTCGCCAACACGGACGGCGGCGCGGGAACGCCCTGGTTCCTGGTCGATGACAGCCGCTCACTGAAGCCGTTGATCTTCCAGGAGCGCAAGAAGTTCACCAACCTCGTGCGCATGGACAAGGAAGACGATGAGGCCGTCTTCTCCAAGAAGGAGTTCCGCTACGGTCTCGACGGCCGCTGCGCGGTCGGCTTCGGCTTCTGGCAGACCGCCTGGGGCTCGAAGCAGACGCTCGACGCCGCTCACTACGAAACCGGCCGCGTCGCGCTTTCCAACATGAAGGGCGATTACGGTCGCCCGTTGGCCGTCAAGCCCAAGCTGCTGATCGTGCCGCCGACGCTCGAAGGCGCGGCCCTCGAAATCGTCGGCAACCCGCTGCTCAGCAATGGCGGCACCAACAAGTGGTTCAAGACCGCCGAAGTCCTCGTCGTTCCCTGGCTGGCCTGACGCCAACGCGCCTTCCGCCCGGTCATGGCCGGGCGGGAACCCCGACCCTTCCGGCTCCCGGGAGGAAACCGCAACCACCAAAAGGATGTGCAATGCACTACCACCGCATTCTCGTGTCCGCAGCCATCGTCTGCCTCGCCGCCCTCGGCCACGTCGTCGCCTTTGTCGGCCCGCTGATCGTCGCCCCGCTGATGTACCTCGTCCGGGATGCCCCGGCGGCGGCGCTCCATCTGTTCGTCGTGTCGATCAAGCCGGCGGCCTTCCGCATGATCGGGCTCCTGGCGCCCGAATACCGCGAGAGCTGGCTGACGGACGGGCAGAGCCTCGGGGCGACCTGAGCGCACTGTCATACCTCCCGCGCCGGCTTCGGCCGGCCGGGTTTTCCGAGGCGGATCGACGGCGATCCCCTTCGCAAATCCCGAAAGGAAAAACGCTCATGGCCAATATCTCCAAAAAGGTTTCCAAAGCTCCGGCCGAACCCGAGGCGAAGATCGCCGAGGGAGAGACGGAGACCAATGCTGTTGCCGTCATCGACGACGCTGCGGCGCCCCCGCCGGGTTTTAGCGTTCCCGGCGGGACCAACACCGCAGAGAGCGCGAGCGGCGCTGCTGCCGGTCCGGCTTCGGCCGGTCCGGTGAAACCGTTGGGAGAGGAACCGACCAAGGGCATGGTGCCCGAGGCGGCGTCACCGTCAATGCCTGGCATATCCCCGGAAGCGGAAGCAGCGGCTTCCGGGATTAATTCCACCGATGCCTCCCAGGGCGCGGCCGAACCCGGGGCCGGCAATTCGGCCGGCTCCGGGGACACTCCGGCGTTCTTCGGCGTCGATCTGGCCCAGGGACCGGATGTCGGCGCGATCTCGCTCGGTCGCGATTTATCGGCTTCGTCCGACGTCTATCCGCTCACCTTCGCCTTCCTCTCCTCCTGGGCTGAAAGCGAGACGAAGACCATGCCCACGGGCATCCGCGTGACGTCCAAGACCGATGGCTTCCGCCGCGGCGGCGTCGCCCATTCGGCTTCAGGCGTCACGCTCCTGGTAGGCGAGTTCACGCCCGAGCAGTTGGAGGCGTTCCTCGGCGAGCCGGAACTGACGGTCGAGGTCGCCGAATGACCTACGTTACCCAGCAGGGCCTGATCGACCGCTTCGGTGAGCTGGAACTCGTCCAGCTCACCGACCGCGTCAATATTCCGGTATCAACGATCGACCCGGTCGCCGTCGGCCGCGCCCTGGATGATGCCTCGGGGCTGATCGACAGCTATCTCACCAAGGTCGTGAAGTTGCCGCTCGCCGTCGTCCCGGCCGCGCTGGAGAAAAAGGCCGCCGATATCGCTCGCTACTACCTGCACGGCAAGTCGGCCGACAAGGACAGCCCTGTCACCCGTGCATACAACGAGGCGGTGGCCTGGTTGCGCGACGTCTCCCGCGGCCTGGTCGAACTGTCGGCCGGTGGCGAGACACCGGCGCCGGCCGGCGGCGGCTCCGTCAAGGCCGTTGCCCCGAACCGGGTTTTCACCCGCGATAGCCTGAGGCACCTGTGATGCCCGGCACCTCGCTCCTCCTCGATGACGAACTGTCTCCGGTCCTCAGCGCGATCGGCGTTGCGATCTCGCATCCGGGCGCGCTGACGGCCGAGTTTGCCGCAGCAATGCTGTTCTCGACGCAGCGGCGATTCGAGCGCGAGACCGGGCCGGACGGTGCCAAGTGGCAGTCACTCGCGCGCCGCACCACGATGAAAAAGATCCGTGGCCGCCGTCGTGGCGCCGCCCATATCCTGCGCGTGACCACGCAGCTCTATTCCAGCCTGGTCGCGGCCTCGGACGATCGGTCCGCCGAAGTCGGCAGCAATCTCGCCTATGCCCGCGTTCACCAGCTCGGCGGTGACATCAACCATTTCGCCCGCAGCCAGCGTGCGTCCTTCAAACGTATCCGTGGCCGCCATCGCTTCGTCAGGCCCGGCACCAAGGGCGCTGCTGAGCGCAACATCACCATCGGCGAACACAGCGTGCGCATTCCACCGCGGCCCTATCTCGGCTTTTCCGAACAGGATCGCGCGACCCTTGTTGAGATCGGCCAGGAGTGGCTGGAGCGGGAGGGGCAGCGTTGATCTCCTCCATTATTGCCCGCCTCCTGGAAACCGGCACGCCGTTTCGCATCTGCGGAGGCGCCGGTGACCTTGCCGATGTCAAGGACCAACCGCCCGCGCTGCCCGCCGCCTATGTCTATCTGGCGCGCGAGCGCTCCGAACCGAGCGATCGCATCGAGAGCGTCTTCCAGCGGACAGCCTGCGATATCGGCGTCGTCATCGTGACGAGCAATCTTTCCAAGGCGAACAACGCGGCGGCGGCGGGCGATGTTGAGGCGCTCAAGACCTATGTGCGCCGCCAGCTCCTGGGCTTCCTGCCCGATGGGGCGGCCGACCCCCTCGAACACATCGAGGGCGAATTACAGCAGGCGCTCGCCGGCACGGTCTGGTTCGAAGACGTCTTCTCCACCGCACACTACCAGGAGAGCGAAACATGATCAGCAAGGGCGGATCGTACATCAAGAAAGACGGCAAGCTCACGCGGGTGGGCGGAACCGAAGAGCCGAAGGCGGCCGGCGTCGCCTCGGGCGGGACAACCTCGCGCCCGCAGGCGGAGGCGGAAGGGACCGCCGCCTCCGCCGATCCCGGTAACAAGGGCAGAAAGGGAGCCTGACCATGCCGCGTTTCTTCCGCAATCGCGCGATCCTCGCGAAAATCGAAACCGTCTATGGCACGGACGCCGCGCCCACCGGCGCTGCGAACGCCATGCAGATGACGAATGTTGTCTTCAGCCCGTCGGTGGGGCAGGAGGAGAAGCGAGACTTGGTGCTGCCCTATATGGGCCATCAGGGCGTGATGCTCACCGGCACGCACGCCACCCTCGCTGGTGAAGTCGAGATTGCCGGTTCGGGCACGGCTGGCACGGCGCCGGCCTATGGCCCGCTGCTTCGTGCCTGCGGCATGGCCGAGGTGGTCGACGCCGGCGTCGACGTCCAGTACAGCCCGATCTCGGCGCTGCACGAGGCTGTGTCGATCTATTTCAACGCGGACGGCGTGCGGCATGTCCTTCTCGGCGCGCGCGGCACCTTCACCCTCCAGCTCACACCGCAGCGCATTCCACGCTTCGCCTTCACCTTCACGGGCCTCCTCGGCACGATCACGGATACGGCGCTGCCGACCGTCGACGTCTCGGCCTTCGTCAGGCCGATCGTGGTCAACAAGGCGAACACGACCTTCTCCCTGCACGGACTGGCGGGTGCGGCCGAGGGCATCACGATCGATCTCGCCAACCAGATCGAGTCGCGTTTCCTGATCGGCCAAGAGAGTATCCAGCAGGTCGACCGCCAGATGACCGGCTCGGCGATCATGGAGGCCGTCAGCCTCGCCACCAAGAACTGGTACGCGATTTCCGAAGCCGAAACGCTCGGCGTGCTCGCAGCCCAGCACGGCACGACGGCCGGCAATATCGTCGGCTTCGACGCGAGTGCCGTCCAGATCGGCCGGCCGAGCTACGGCGAGACCCAGAAGATCATCAACAACACCCTGCCGCTGATGCTGACCAACCCGGGCAGCGGTGAGTTCGTCATCACGGTCAAATGATCCAGCCGGGCGGTCCGCCCGGCATCTTTGAAGTGTCTCTAAAGCGAGGAAAAACGATGTTCAAACTGGTCAAGACGCTCACGGCCTGGTGGCCCGTCAAGGTCTATGAGCCCGATCCGGAAAACCCTGGCAAGTTCCTGCCCTTCGAGTTCGAGGTGGAGTTCGAGATTCTCGACCGCGACGAGGTGAAGAAGAACCAGCGGGATCGCGCAGCCCTCTTTGCCGAATACGAGGCGGAAAGCGGAGAACAGCGGCTCGCCGAACTTCAGGACAGGCTCGACGCGCTCCAGGAGCGCGACTTCCTGCGGGTGGTGCGCAACTGGCGCGGCGTCGTCGACGACACCGACAAGCCGATCCTCTTCAGCGAACAGATGCTGGTCGCAGCGCTGAAGCGCAATCACGTCCGCGAGGGGATCAACGTCGCCTACGCCGAGGCGATCGACACCGGAAAGGCCCGCCTGGGAAACTGACGAAGGCGGCCGTTGCCTGGGCGAACGCCCGCACCGGCCGCAGCGATCGCACGCAAGCCGCCGCGGTCGACGCCGACGTCCAGGCGCAGTTTCGTCAGCTCGGCGTCTGCGTACCCGTGGATCACGAGGAGACCATCGCCATCATGGAATGCAACTGGCCATCGCTTGACGCCTTCCTCGCCTGCTCGACGCAGTGGCGCACGGCCGTCGTCATCATGGGCGGCGGCGCTGCCATAACTTCGCAGCTCATGTTCGTCGGTCTCGACTATGCGGCCTGCGATATCGTGCTGCGCGCCCGCAATGCCCCGGCCCACGTCCTCGAGGACATCATGGCCATGGAAGAGGCCGTGCTGCCGCTTCTGAACGAGGTCGACTGATGGCCGCCCCGCTCAAGATCTCCGCCCGCGTCGAGATCGACGCCAGCGCCGCCAAGCAGGGCGCGGCCGCTTCGGTCTCTGCCGTCGATTCGATCGGCACAGCCGCGGAACGGAACACGACGAAGCTGCAGGCGCTCATCAACGCCTCTGTCGGCCTGAAGAGCGGGGCCGCCAACCAGAACGTCCGCGAGTGGACCGGCGCGCTTGCCATGCAGGGCAGGTCCATCGACGAACTGCGCGCGAAATACAATCCGCTCTTCGCCACGATCAGCCAGTACAAGACGGCGCTTTCCGAGATCCGCACCCTGCACGCCCAGGGCGTTCTCTCGACCAACGAAATGACCGCGGCCATCCAGCGCCAGCGGCAGGCGGCGCTGGCGTCGATCGATGCCATCAAGGGGCGTGCCTCCGTCATCCATGGAGGGATCAACGGAGAAGCCGGCTTCCGGCGGCAGAACCTCGGCTATCAGCTCTTCGACATCGGCCAGGGCGTCAGCGCTGGCATGCCCGCAGGAATGATCGCCGCGCAGCAGCTGCCCCAGATCGCCCAGATCTATGCCGGACAGGGCGGCGGCATCAAAGCTCTGCTGTCGGACGTCGGAAGCCTCGCGACCGGCGCGGTGTCTGCGATCGGCGCCATGCCGCTCGCGCTCGCCGCCGCCGGCACTGCTGCTCTTCTCTATGATCGAAACGTGTCTTCGGCGGCGGCACAAGCGCAGAAAGCCCTCGTGAAACACGAAGAAGCGCTGGAACGGATCAAAACACTCTTCGATGAGAGCGGATCCGCATCAGAGCGCTTTGGGCAACGTGTGCAGAGCGCGATCAGCTTTACCGCCCGCTCGGACAACCGAAGCCTGGAAGATGCGCTCGCGCGGCAGACCGCGGCGGCAGGGACGGAACTGCTCAATGCCGTGCCGCGCGGTTCTGGCGCAGCCATGGCAAATCTCTATGGCCCCTATCTCAGCGCCGTCCAGCATTTCATTGCCGAGGCGCGGCAGGGGCGTGGCGACGTTGCTGCCTTCAACGAGGAAGTCATCAGGATCGGCAATGCCAACCAGGCCGACGCCAAGGTGCAACGCATCGGCCAGAAGCTGCTCGATACCACGAAGGCAGCCACGGACACTGCGACAGCCATCAAGAAACTCAACGACGAGCTCTCGCGCACGACGATGAGCACGGCGCGCACCGACGCGGCGCTGACGATGGCGCAGTACCGGATCGCGAATGCGGATGCACTCGCAGCGATCCGCCGCGGGAGCTCGGCGGAGCTTGCCGGCATCGGCGCTCGCTCTCCTGCAGAACTTGCGGAGGCAGCTCGCGCGCGCGTACGTGCCGAACCCGTCGATCCGCGTGAGAGTGTCGAGGTCAGAACCGCGCGCGAGAACGCGGCCGCGGCGTTGGCCCAAGCCCAAGCCGAGCGGCAACTGTCCGACGCCCGGCAGGAAAGGAGCCGGTCTCTCGATCAAACGCTCTCCCAGCAGCAGCTCGAGCTCTCGCTGATCGGCAAGACGGTCGGCGAGCAGGAGCGCCTGCGCATGGCGTTCCGGCTGACCTCCGAGCTGAAGGCCGAGGCCGCCCGCAATAACATGCAGGTCGATGCGGCCGAGCTGGCGCATGTGCAGAAGCTCTCGGCCGAATACGGCCGACTGGCCGAGCAGATGGCCGCCTCTCGGCTTCTTGCCGACCTCCAGTTCGAGCGTGAGCAGCTTTCCCGCTCGCCCAGCGACCAGCGCATTGCCAGCCAGTTGCGCGGTGCGGGCTTGCCCGTCGACCTCAAGTCCTACGAGGCCGGCATCATGCGTGCGAACGAGGCGCTGCGAAAGCAGGTCTCGGCATGGGAGGAAGTCCGCAATGCCGGCCGCAGCGCCATCGACGACATCACGGAATCGTCCCTGGACGGTTTCAAGGGTATCGAAGACACGCTGGCGAACATCGGCAAGGGCTTGGCCAAACAGCTGCTGCAGCTGGGTATCGCCAATCCGCTGAAGAACGCGATCTACGGCGATCAGCTTCCGACGATCAGCGACGTTGGCGGCGTGGGCGGCTTCTTTTCGAAGCTCTTCGGCGGCGGTATGTCGACGGCCTCCATGTCCGTCCAGGCCGCGACCGTCAGCGTCAACGGCGGCCTTGCCGGCGGCGTCGGCAGCCTCCTGGGCGCAAACGACAACTTCAAGCCCAACACGACCCTGTCGGCGCTTCTCGGCTATGGCGGCGCGGCGAACGACAATGCCTTCAGCGGCATCCTCAAAGCCGCAGGCGTAACGAAAACCGGCATTCCACTCTCCGAAGTTACTGCGGCTCGTGGTCTTTCAGCGAAGGTCGCTTCGGAATTCGCCCCGCGGTTCCAAGGGCTTTTGAACGACCTCAAGACCGCCGGCTACAACATCACTTCGCTTGGTGAAGGCGGTTACAGCTTCAGGAACGTTGCCGGCACCAGCAAGCTGTCCCGGCATGCTTTCGGCGAAGCGATAGACATTAATCCGAGGCAGAACCCCTGGAGCCATCAGTTCCAGACGGACCTGCCGTCGAACATCAACGAGATCGCCAGGCGTAACGGGCTCACCTGGGGCGGGACCTGGAACAAGCCCGACACGATGCACTTCCAGGTGGATCATGCGTCGAAGGCTTTGGAGAAGCTGTCTTCGACGACGGACATCGCCGCGAGCGGCCTCGGGTCGCTGGGCACCGGCCTCGACAAGTTCGGCAACGCCCTTTCGAGCGCGCAGCTCGGTGCGGGCGGCACGGGTGGCGGCGGCCTGCTCGGCGGGCTGGGCAAGCTGTTCGGCGGCATCAGCTCCACCAGTTCGCTATGGGCCCCGAACACGACGCTGGGCAGTTTCCTGACGCGCGGGTATCGGGTCGGCGGCCCGACCGGAGGCGACGATCCGGACCGCATCGCCGGCGTCGTTCACGAGAAGGAGTTCGTGTTCGACGCGGCGTCGACGGCGCGCATCGGCGTGGCGAACCTCGAAGGCCTGCGCCGTGGTGTCATGCGCGGTTTCCGGGCGGGCGGTTACGTCACCGTCGCCCAGGCCTATCCCAGCCCGACAGCGCGCGGGCAGGATCGTGATGGGGCCCCGGCCATGGGCGGCTTCAGCCAAACGATCATCAACAACACCGGCCAGCCGATCCACACCGAGGAGCGCGCCGACGGGCGTGGCGGCCAGCAGCAGGTCATGATTGTCGGGGACATGGTTGCCCAGGCGATGTCGCAGCCCGGCAATGCCGCCAACAGGGCGCTGGCGGCACGCGGCGCCGTCAAGCCGATGGTGCGCCGATGACGATTGCGACATGGCCAACCGCATTGCCGCGTCCGGAGCGCACCAGCTGGAGCCTCACCCGCCAGGACGCCCGGCTGAAGCTCGGCGCCGATGCGGGCCCGCCGCGCTACCGGCGGCGCTTTTCTGCCGTGGCGAAGCTCGTCTCGCTCTCGATCGTCGTCGATCGCAACGGCAAGGCGATCTTCAACCGCTTCTTCGCGGACACGACCGAAGAGGGGGCGCTGCTCTTCTATATGCCCGATCCGACGACGGACGGGTGGGTCCTGTACACGAGCGCAGGCGTTCCGCTCCTCAAGGGCGACGGCACGCCGCTGCTCATCGCATCCCGCTGGCTTTGCGCCTGGGGCGACCAGATGCCGACCGAGACGATCATCGGCGTGGACTTTCGAATCTCCTTCTCGATCGCGGTGATGCCATGAAGCGCGTATCCCTCAACAACCGCCTGATGCAGGACGCGGCAGCCTCCTCGGAGATCGAGGTGGTGCTGATCCACATCACGCACCCGGACCTGCCGACGCCGATCCGGCTTTCCACCGACAATGCCGACGAGGTTTCGCGCGAGCCGTATCTGCGCGGCACGCGGTCGCGGTGGATGGACAGCAATCCGGACACCCAGCCGTTTCTGCACATCCTTGCCGAGGCGATCTTGCCGTCCGACCTCGACGACGCCCCGGCCGCCGGCCGGATCGTCATCGCGCTGACGGATCAGGCGCTGGTGACGGCGGTGAGGAGCGTGATCACCGTGCCGACGATCGCCATGGCCGTCGTGCTCGCCAGCTCGCCCGACGTGATCGAATTCGAGGTGCATGACCTTGACATCGTCTCGGCCGAGATCGGCGCGACCGAGGTGCTGCTGTCGTTCTCGCGCGAGGACATCGAGAACGAACCGTGCCCGGCCGGGCGCTTCACCAAGGACAATTTTCCGGGACTGCACAAATGACGGAACACTGGTCGACCGCCTATATCGGCCTGCCCTGGGCGGACCTCGGCCGCGCCCGCGACGGCCTGGACTGCTGGGGCCTCGTGCGCCTGGTCTATGCCGAGCAGCTGCGCCTGCTGCTGCCGTCCTATATCGGTGCTTATGCTTCCGTCGAAGAGCACGCCGAGCTTGCCGCCCACATCGAGGACGTGACGCGCAGCGGCGTGTGGACCGCGATAGACACACCGGCCGCGCAGCCGTTCGACGTGCTCGTCTTCAGGCGCGGCCGTCTGGACACCCATGTCGGCCTGGTCGTCGAACCGGGCCTCATGCTGCATGTCGCGGCCCGCGAGCAGACGAAGATCGAGACCTATACGCGCGGGCCCTGGCAACACCGGCTGAGCGGCCTTTACCGCCACCTTGCAACGTCGGCGGTGTCCGCATGACCGCGCCGGCCGCCACCATTCCCGTGCTCGCCGCGCCGCTCCTCGATCCGGGCGCGGGCCGGCGGCTCCTGACGATGCCCGCGACCGCGACCATCGCCGATATCGTCGTCGCCGCCTTTCCGAGCCTTGCTGCCGCCGCGCTCGATCGTGTGCGCGTCGCCATGGTGACGGCCGCCGGCAGCGTCGTCGTCGAGCGGGCCCTTTGGCATCGCGTGCGCCCCCGGCCCGGTGTGCATGTCGTCCTGCGCCTCGTGCCGGGAGACGACAGCCTGCGCACGATCCTCCAGGTGGTCGTCTCCGTCGCGGCCGTGGCGCTCGGCCAGTTCTGGGGCGTCGGGCTTGCCGGCACCTTCGGCCTGTCGGCCGGCGCCTGGCAGGGCATCATTGGACTTGGCGTGACGGCAATCGGCGGGCTCCTCATCAACGCCCTCGTGCCGCCGGTCAAATCGGACAAGGAGCGGGCAAGCTACAGCATCACGGGCTGGCGCAACGAGATGCGGCCGGACGGCGTTGTCCCGCTCGTCCTCGGCAAGGTGCGCTATGCGCCGCCCTTCGCGGCCTCCAGCTGGAGCGAGATCGCCGGGGATCAGCAATATGTGCGGTTCCTCGCGACGGCGGGTTATGGCCGTATCGTCTGGTCGGATTTGCGCATTGGCGAAACGCCGATCGACAAGTACGCCGAGGCGGAAGTCCAGGTGCGTGAAGGCGTGACCGGCGACGGCGCCATCGCCTACTACCCCCGGCAGGTCTACGAGGAGAACATCGGCACGGAGCTGACGCGCCCGGTGCCGCGCGACGACGCCGGCAATCCCATCGGGTCCGAAGGCGTCGACACGCCGGTGGTGCGCGTGACCGGCAGCGATGCAGCGGGGGCCTGCGCCATCTTCGCCTTCCCCGAAGGCCTCGTCTCGTTCGACAAGGAAGGCCGCAAGCACCCGATGACGGTGCTGATCCAGGTGCGTCACCGCAAGGCGGGCACGACGGATTGGGCCTATGTCGAGACCTGCTCGATCCAGCGCAGCCAGACCGAAGGCTTCCACGTCAGCTACGAGTGGGTCTTCCCGTCGCGCGGCCGGTGGGAAGTCGAGTTCGACCGCGTGATCTCCGAGCACACCTCCGACCGGATCATGAGCCGGTCGGTGCTGGCGGCCCTCCAGACGATCCGGCCGGAATACCCGCTCGCCTTCGCAAAGCCGCTGGCGCTGATCGGCGGGCGTATCCGGGCCACCCACCAGCTGAACGGCACCCTCGACAGCCTCAATGCGATCGTGTCGCGCGTCTGCCTGGACTACGAGCACACCACGGGAACGTGGGTCGAGCGCGAGACCTCCAATCCTGCCGCGCTGATGCGGTTCGTTCTCCAGTCCGGCGCGCTTGCCCGTCCCGTGCCGGCTTCGCGCATCGACCTTGCCGTCCTCGAGGACTGGCACGACTTCTGCCGCATCCAAGGCCTGAAGTACGACCGGGTCATCGACTTCGAGATCCGCTTCGGCGATCTCCTCAAGGAAATCTGCGCCGCCGGCCGGGCCCGCCATCGCCATGACGGCCTCAAATGGGGCGTCGTCATCGACCGGCCGAAGCCGCTCGTCGTCGACCACATCAACGCCCGCAACTCGCACTCCTTCAAGGCGAGCCGCATCTACCTGCGCCATCCGCATGCGTTCCGCGTCAAGTTCCAGGACGCGAGCAACGACTATCAGCCGGGCGAGCGTATCATCCCCTGGCCGGGGCACACCGGGCCGATCACGGAAGTCGAGGAACTGGAGCTGCCGGGCAAGACCGACCCGCATGAGGTCTGGGTCGAGGCGCGCCGCCGGATGTACGAAGCCATCCATCGGCCGGACAGCTACTCCGTCGTCTACGACGGCGCCAGCCGGGTCGCAACGCGCGGCGACAAGGTGATGGTCTCCACCGACGTCATCGACCGCCAGCAGATCGCAGGCCTCGTGCGCTGGGTCGGCGGCCGGCTCGTCGAGCTGGACGAGGCTGTCCGGATGACGGCGGGCAAGACCTATGCGCTGCGCTGGTTCGCCAGCCGCTCAGCCGAAGACACGACCGGCGTTAGCGTCGTGCGCCAGGTCATGACGCGGCCGGGCCGGACGTCGGCCCTCACGCTGATAGGCGCGGACGTCCCGCCCGTCGGCGCGTTGGTACACTTCGGCGAGATGGCGACGATCGACATGCCGCTCATCGTGCGCGGCGTGGAGGCCGGGACAGGCACGTCGGCCGTGCTGCACCTCGTCGACGCCGCCGAGATCATCGACACGCTGACGGACGGCGAGACGCCGCCGGCCTGGAACGGCCGTGTCGGCGGGACGCTCGACCCGAACCTGACGCCGCCGGCCGTGCCGCGCATCGCGGCGGTGCGCACCGGCATCGAGGGCACCGGCACGCTCGACGGCCTGGTGGTCTTCGTTGCGCCCGGCTCCGGCGGCGCGGTCTCGACGAGCCGCTTCCAGGTGGATCATCGCCTCGGCACGTCCGGAGGCTGGACGACGGCCACCGTGCCGGCGGCCGAGGGCGGCGTGACCATCACCGGCTACGCTCACGGCGATACGGTCCAGATCAGGGCGCGGGCGCTCTCGCCCCAGGGGACGCCATCCGGCTACGGCGCGACCGTTACCGTCGTCGTCGGGGCGCAGGACGGCGCGCTACCGGATGCCCTTGCCGCCGAGCTGGTGGCGGTCGCGGGCGGAATGGGCTCGGCAACGGTGACCTGGACCGCGACGGGCGACGAGAAGACGAAGAGGGTGCAGGTCTATTGCTCGACATCGCTCACGCTCGATCGTGCGGCGGATGCGGTCGGCGCGCCGATCTCCACGACGCCCGGCCTCACCGCCGGCCTGATCATCGGCGACGGGTCGCGTACGAACCTCGCGTCGAACGCCAACTTCGCCTCCGGCGCCGCCGACTGGACGCTCGGCGCCGATTGGAGCGTGACCGACGGCCAGGCCGTCCATGCAGCCGGATCGACGGCGGACCTGAAGCAGACGCTCTCGCTGACGGCCGGCGGTTGGTACCGGCTCGGCTTTCTCGTGCGCGACCTGTCGGCGGGCTTCGTCCGGCCGGTCCTTGCCGGCGGCACGGAGGTCACCGGCGCGAACATCGGCGCGGCCGGTGCGGTCAGGACGCGGTTGCAGGCAGCGGCCGGCAACAATGCACTCGCCTTCCGGCCGACGTCCGCCTTCGAAGGCGCGATCGACGACGTCGTCGTCTACCTCGAGACAACCTCCTGCCTCAGCCAGGGCACCCACTACGTCTGGCTGGAACCGCAAAACGAAAACGGCCTGCCCGGTCCCGCTCTGGGGCCGATCGCAGTCATTGTGACCTGAGGACAAGAAAGATGGCACTCACAGGCGAACGCACCACGGAGCTCGGCACGACGAAGGTGGCCGACGCGGTGCTGGTGAACCGCAGCGGCAACACCTTCGCGCAGGCCGTTGCCGACCTCGCGCAGCAGCTGCTGGCGGGGGACTTCGGCGCGCTGATCGCGGGCACGGCAATCGGCACGAAGTGGAAGGTGCCGGTCCGCGCTGCCGCGACCGGCAATGTCGACATCGCCGCCGGCCTCGTGAACGGCAGCGTGATCGACGGCGTCGTGGTGGCGACGGGTGACCGGGTCGGGCTGGCGAACCAGACGGCGGCGGCGCAGAACGGCATCTACATTGTGCCGGCCTCCGGGCCTGCCGTGCGCGCGTCGGATGCCGATAGCGCCGAGGAGGTGTTGCAGATGGCGTTCTACGTCCGCGAGGGCGCGGAAAACGGCGGCAAGCAGTTTCTCTCCGTCACGCTCAGCGAGATCGTGCTCGGCACGACGGCCCTGCCGTTTGTCACCATGAGCGATCAGTCCGCGCTCAACGCCAATTTCGCAGAGCTCGACGGAAAGGTCGGTGCGCTCGAAGACATCGACGTCGACGGGACGCTGCCCGCCGTTAGCGGCCCGGCCGATAGGCCGCCGTTAGATGCGGTTTGGACCAACGAGGCGGGCGACGTGCTGTTCGGTTCCGGGAGCGATGGCATCGGGTGGTTCCCCGGGGAGGAGGTGCCGCTTATGCACATTCCCGGAATCGGCCCGGCCTCCGTCGTCTTCCAGGATGCCGCCGGGCGCATCGCCGGAGGCATCACGATCTGGGCGCGGTGGTTCGAAGCGCGCGGCGGCGTGTACGTCTACGCTGGCGGCGACAATACCCACCTGAACGCCTACACGTTCGGTGGTTCCGGCGATCCTCGTGCGCTCCTCACCGACCCGAACGTGCTCTATGTCATCCCCGGCATCGGTCAGTCGCTTCAGCGCGGCGGGGTGTCACCACCGTTCGCAAACCTCGCTTATTCGACGGTGGCCCTCCATCCGGGCCGGGCGCTGATGTTCGACGCCGGCATCCGGCCGGATGGGGCGGCGGTCGCCGGCTTCGTGGACCTGATCGAAAGTGTACCGACCGGCGAGACGATCTCCTCCGGCCTCGTCAATACGTTCATCAGCCAGCTCGACGCGACGCTCGGTACCAAGCCCCGCGTCCTGACCTTCACGGCTGCGCAGAGCAACCAGTCCTATCGTAACCTCAAGCGCGGCTCGGCGCAGTACACCGAGCTGCTGCGGCTCGTGAATGCGGCCAAGGCTCTCGCCGCGCTGCAGGGCTGGCGCGTCATCGTGCCGGCGGTCGTGATGCTCCACGGCGAGGCCGACCGCACCGGCTCGGGCGCCGCCTACAGCGAGCGCGACCGCGTCACCTATCACGGCTGGCTCAAGCAGTGGCAGCGTCACATCGATGCCGACATTCGCGCGATCACGGGGCAGGACAACGCGGTCAGGATGCTGACCTACCAGACCGAGGCCCACGCCGACACCCAGCTCGACGCGATCGGGCCGGCCATGGCGCAGCTCGACGCCCACGCCGAGCACGGCCTGATCGCCATGGCGTCGCCGATCTATGCCGCCGAGCGGTCCGGCGACCTCGTCCATCCGACCGGGCTCGGCTACCTGCGCATCGGCACCTCCATCGGCCGTGCCGCCGCCGATGACATTTGCGGCCTGCCGTGGGAGCCGCTGCGCCCGATCCGGGCCGAGTGGGTCTCGGACACCGTCATCCGCGTGCGCTACCTTGTGCCCGTGAGCCCGCTCGTGCTCGACGAGAGCGACACCATCGTCAAGGTCGCCGGCATCGAGACTGGCAAGGGGTTTGATTTTGTCGACGGCTCCATCACGCCGCCGACGATCGCGGCTGTTGCCCTGACCTCCGGAGCGACGAACGCGATCGACATCACCCTGTCGGCCGCACCGACGGGCCGGGCGCCGAAGCTCTATTACGCCTGCAAACGCACCGGCACCAGCGACGGCCCGGTGACGGGCGCGCGCGGCCTCGTGCGTGATAGCCAGTCGCTCAACGACACACAGGGGCAGGCCACCTACAACTGGTCGGTTGCCTTTGTCCTTGACCTTCCCAAACCTTGATGGAGTTCAGCAATGACAACGCGCGTCTTTAAAATGCCCACCGCGATCGCCTCGCCGGGCGTCCTTCCTCGGATCGCGGTATCCACCCCCGAAAAGCAGATCGGCGCGCTACGCCTTGCCGGCGGGCTGCGCGCCTGGTGGCAGGCCGATGTAGGCTTCATGGATGGCGCTGCGATCGAGTGGATTGACCGCATCGGCAGCAAACGCCTTCTCGCCGCGCAGCTGCCGGGCATGGCTGCATCCGTTCCGGTCAAGCAGGAGGCTGCGATCAAGGGAGCGGCGGCGATCTCGTTCTCTACCGCCTCGCTGATCGATCCGGCGGGCCAGAATTTTTTCCCGCTGAACGCCGACTTCTCGTTTGTCGTCGTCTGCAGGTTCGTGCCCACCGATGGCGCCGTCGTCGTCTGCAACCACGCGCCATGGGCGACGGCGACCTACCTGGTGCGGCATAACACCAACAGATTTTCCTGGGCGATGAACGGCTACAGCGTCTCCGGCGCCGAAGGGAGTGCGCCCTCGGACGTCGTGCATGTCGTCGTGTGCGGGTACACGGCGGCAACGAAGACGCTCACCCTTCGCCAGAACGGCACGCTGGTGCAGTCGATGGCGCGGGCGCAGCACATCAACCAGGACTCGCGCTTGCGCGTCGGTGCGCATGTCGGGCCGGACAATGCAGTGACGTTTTCGGTCGATGCCGGCGGGCTGATCCCGCTCGTCATGGCCTTCGGCAGCGACATAACAGCTGACGCCCGCGCGGCCGATCTCGCCGTCGTCGAAGGCTGGCTGATCGATCGTTATCGGTAGACATGGTGCGCCCGGCCTCGGCCGGGCGAAACAGGATGACGGATGCCGGGGAAATTCCCCGAGGGCGGGCCTAAGATTGGCGTCCAAACCCGCCCGACAGCGCGATAACACAACCGTCGCATCCGACCTCGGCAGAGCCGAGGCGGCCTCTGTGACTGAGTCGTGAGCTTTTTGAAATGGTGAATATGCAGCCGGTTGACCCGGTTTCTCCCGCCGCTCCCTACATCGGCGGCAAGCGCGTGCTTTCCAAGGCTATCATCCGCAAGATCAACGCGATCGACCATGATGGTTACGCCGAGCCGTTTGTGGGCATGGGAGGCATCTTCCTGCGTCGGACGATGCAGCCGCGGATGGAGGCGATCAACGATATCAGCGGGGACGTTGCCAACCTCTTCCGCATCCTGCAGCGGCACTACCCGCAGTTCATGGAGACCCTGCGTTTCCAGATCACCAGCCGCCGGGAATATGAACGGCTGGTGAAGGTGGACCCGACAACGCTCACCGATCTCGAACGCGCGGCCCGTTTCCTCTATCTCCAGCGCTTGGCGTTCGGAGGCAAGGTCTCCGGTCGTAACTTCGGCGTCGTCAAGAGCGGAGGCGCCCGGTTCAATCTCCTGAAGCTCGCGCCGCTGCTGGAGGACATCCACGAGCGCCTTGCCGGCGTCGTCATCGAGTGCCTGCCGTGGCGCACCTTCATCAAGCGCTATGACCGCCCTGGCATGCTCTTCTACCTGGACCCACCCTACTGGGGGAACGAGAATGATTATGGGGCCGGTGCCTTCGGCCGGAGCGAATTCGCGGAGATGGCCGACGTCCTGGCAAGCCTTCAAGGCACCTTCATCGTGTCCTTAAACGCGGTTCAAGGCGTCTTCGATACCTTCAAGGATTTCGGCATCGAGGAGGTGGATTGCACTTACACCATCGCCGGCAAGGGCCGCGGAAAGCAAGTGCGGGAAGTGATCATAACGAGAAGATGA